CAAATCCAGACGTTCCGCCTATAGCTTTGTTTCGCGCTATAGGGTGAAAAATGGGCGCACCAGATGTAACTCGCTCTGCGGTTTCTGGCGCAGCTCGTTCCCGAGCTGATGCGTTGGCCCGTCTACGGGACGTGTCAGGGGTCTTGGAGACTCATCTTGGTGTGAGTCTTCCGGTGCCCCTCGACGACGATCCTGCGGACCTCCGCACCGCGTTAAAGAGAGACAAGGAATTTTCCGTGGCCTTCCTTGAGGGCCGTCCACATCCGTGGACAAGTGCCACCCGTCGTCTTCCGGCGACGACGAGGTTGACAGTTGCCGGCTCCCTTTTTCTCTGGCGTAAGCTTTTGCCAGTTGTGGATGAACCGACCTGTGAGGATCATCGTGCGCGGGTTACCGCGCCCGAGATCGCCCTTCCTTCTGGTTACCTCGCGCACGTTCGTCGTGTGTGCGGTAAGATTTTTAAAAAAGGATGGGATCACGGGTATGTTTCTCATATCCACAATGACACACCTACCATGAAGAGTGTTTCTGAATCTAGCCGTTCCGACGGTGGTTGGCGGGCAATGGCCCCTGATCGTGAACAACATGCGCTTCGGTGCATGGGATTGGCTGATTTGGAAGTCGATACTAGTTTGAAGTTCATGGTCGCGCCCTGTGACGGTAAGTCCAGGGCTGTGACCGTGATGTCTAGTACGGCTCAAATTTTAAAACCTCTTCATAAAGTGCTTTACGACCGGATTTCCGAGGAGGATTGGTGTCTTCGTGGCGACGCCAAGGCACAGTGCTTTTCGGACTTTACCCGCGTCCGAGGCGAAGTTTTTGTTTCCGGGGATTACGAGTCCGCATCTGATCATCTGCCGTTGTCTACGGCAGAGGAGATTTTGCGGGTCGCTCGGAGTTCGTCTACGCACATCCCTGCTTCGGTCTGGGATGTGGCGTTTCGGTTTCTCCGGGCGGATATCGTGTATCCTGACGGGATCACTTTGCCTGCCACTAGGCAACTAATGGGGTCTTTGCTTTGTTTTCCGTTGCTCTGTCTTCAGAATTACCTTGCCTTTAGATGGGTTTTTTCTGAAGATATCCCTGTTCGTATAAACGGGGATGATATTGTTTTCAGATCAACGAGGGAGATGTATCAACGTTGGGCCGGGTTCGTGGCCTCTGTTGGTTTACATCTTTCGCCTGGGAAGACCTCTGTTAGTTCTACCTATTTCTCCCTCAATTCTACTTTCTTTCGAGCGTCTGAGAAGTATGTGCGACTGGTACCTGTCGTTCGTTTTTCTTCTCTTTCAACCTCGAAGTGTGTTTACCCGAATTCCCTGAGGGGAGCTTTGCGCTCCTTCTTGGCCGGTTTTCGGGGTGAGTTGAGGGAGGAGTTGTGTGCCTTGTGGCTCCGTCTGCGTGGTAATTTAATAAGAAAATCTGGAAGGAGCGTGGTTCGTGGGCTTGGGATCTCTGCGAGTGATAAGGTGCTGAAGTCTGCCGGTCTGTGGTACCGGGAGCTTTGGTATCTTAATTCAGTACCTACTGACAGGTTCGGTCGGGAGTTGGCACTCCCCCAGCCGCCGACGAAGTTGGAAGGGAAAGTGAAGATCCCACCAGGTTGGAAAAGGGTGTCTGCACGTGAAGCGCGGGGAAGGCGAGAGGAGGAGACTGAGTTCTTTGATGAGCTTTTGGAGCTGGCTTGGCAGCCGGTGTTTAAATCTTGTCAAGATCTAACTCAGGAGTATTTCAACGCCGTTGGGTTGACTGGTTTCGAAAGTCAGTGGCGGCGTTGGAAGAAGACCTCTGTTCCTAAACCTCTTTACGGCTCTGTGCCTTGCAAGAGTCGTTTGAGAAGTAAGCCTTTTTACGCGCTGAAGGTTGACACGTACCGGAAGGAGTGCTGGGTGAGGGATCTTGACTGGGACGGAATGTCTGGCCTTAAGGAGCTGCCGTTTTTTGACGCTCCTGTATTTGAGAATAAGACTGTTCGTTTCCGTTTCGGCGGGGTCCAAGGGGATGGGGCGGTCCTCG